CAATATCTTTTTAGAATCGATGAAAGATGTTGAAATAGGTTAATAACTTATAAGGCAATTTTTGGAAGTAGCAACGTATATTTGCATTGTCAAGCGTTTTTAGGTATTAACCCCCTTTTGTTTTCGCTTGACGGCTATAAACAATTGGGGGTATATTTTTTATCGTCGGGAGTATTGAACGGCAGGGTAAAAGATGAATAAGGGCAACTGTGGGATTGTGTTATTAGCCCAATGGTATGACAAAGGAATAAGCCATACGACACACGGAGAGGCAATTCTTCGAAAGATAGATTCCAGACTCAAGGACATTGCTGTTCACTTGAGGACACGACAGCGAGAGACTCATTCGACGGAGTAATTATCGCAAAAGTGAGAGTCCAACACATTAAGAAATTAGTGTGTTAGGATACTTCTATCTCTCACTTAGCTCCAGATCTAATCTCGGGAGTAATTATTATAGTGAGTGTTTTTTTTGAATTTAAGAAGTAACAATGATAATCATACCAGCTCAACTCGAAGCAGTAACAACAAGAAAGGACAAGACACTCAAACTAACCTTTGGAACGAATGAGTTAAGTCCTGCTCAAGCGTCAGAACTATTCACAATCGCAAATCAATTTGGTTATCTTGCGTTCAAAGACGAAGATTTCAAACGCGAAGAATTGGACGCAGTTGAAAGTCTTAAGAGTGAACTTGAAGATACGTTAAAGAAGCCTTCACAACGTTTGAGAGGTGTTCTCTTTCGACTATTCGAACAAGACAACGACGGATTCAAAACATTCTCGAAGTATTACGATAGCAAAATGGAGCAACTTATTAACCACTACAAAGGAAAATTAGGGTAGTTCTTATATTTACATTGTATGAGCAAGGAAGAAAAGAAAGAAACCAAACCACAAAACGCAACACTAAAAAAGACTGCTATGCTAAAGGCTCTCGAAAGCACTTTGGGTGTGGTCACTTCTGCGTGTGAGATTGTTGGAATAGATAGAACAACACACTATCGTTGGTTGCAAGAAGACGAAGACTACAAAGCGAAGGTTGAATCATTGTCTGACCTTGCTGTTGACTTCGCAGAAAGTCAGTTGTTTGAATTGATTAAGGGAGCGCATCGAGAGGTGTCAACACCAGACGGTGAAGTAATCCGCATTCAAGATGCACCAAACACAAGTGCAACGATTTTCTATTTGAAGACACGCGGAAAGAAACGAGGATATGTTGAGCGAAATGAAATTGCAGGTGTCGCTGACGCACCTGTTCAGATTATTATCAATGACAAGTTATAGATTTACAAAATAGAATAAAAAGTCAATATATGCCTATACCCACACCAACCTCAACAGAAGGAAAAGACGAGTTCATTGTGCGTTGTATGAGCGACGAAACAATGGTTTCTGAATACGGAGATACTGCGCAACGATACGCTGTTTGCATTAACACCTACAAAGAAAACAAATGAGCGATAACAAATTAAACTTCTTAAAGTCTCAAATAGGAGCGTTTCATCCAGAGTGGACGAAGGAACAGATTGAAATGGAAGCAATACGCATATATAACGAAGCGAACACAATCGACGACGACGAAGGTTGTTTGTATTGCGGTTCATAGCATTGTACCTACCTCTTGTTTCAAAGTAGAGTGCCTTGCAAATGGTCGCGACATTATTGCAAGTAGCTGTGTTAGGTAGTAACAGCAACCGCTAACACAACACACCAAGCTAAAGTCGGGTGTTAATTACGAATAAATACGGATAAATGAGTATAAAAGTTTCCATACCTGCCGACTACGCGAGCATATCGCTGAAGCAGTACAAAGAGTTCAAGACAGCAAAGTCAGACGCTGACAAGTTGGTTGCGGTGTCCAACCTGTCAAAAGAAGACGTGCAGAAGATACCAATGCAACACGTTCCTACTTTACTCGCTGCGTTTGACGACACGCTGTTAAATGAGAGCGCGAAGTTCTTTGAGACGATAACTGTCAAAGATACAGACTTCGGGTTTATTCCCAACCTTTACGAAATCTCACTTGGCGAATACGCAGACATATCAACCTGGGCTGCCAACGTAGAAGAAAACATTGTGAAGATTATGTCTGTCCTTTACCGACCTATTGTGAAGCGCGTGGGTTCGAAATACTTAATCGAAGAATACAACAGCACAAAAAGAGCAATGAGTGAGGAACTTGTGGAGCAAATGACACTCGAACAATTCAATGGCGCGATGCTTTTTTTTTCGACTTTGCTCAACGAACTAAACAACACTTCGCTCGATTATTTGGAGACAGAGGTGAAGAAGTTGACGGAGGAATTGACGGAGCAATTGAAGACAGAGACAACCTAAACCAAGTGCTCGGACGCTATGGTTGGTATCATCTTTTTATGGAAGCGTGTGGACGTGACATAACAAAATTGGATGCAATTACGGAAAAATCCGCGTGGAGTATATTTACTTATATGACTTACCTAATAGACTACAATTATGTCGAACGTACAAAGCTACAACGCACTTATAGATAGATTCAAAGCCTTCGCGGCTGGGCATTTTATTTTAAAGAGATTTTCACACGGACAGATTGAGGTATCAGACCTTGAGAAGTTTGGTGAATATCCCTTTATGCACGTCATTCCTTCCAACGTGACTTATTCGCAAGGGATGAAGACTTTCAGTTTTCAGATTGTCCTTGCCGACTTACCACGCGACAAAGAAGACAAGAGCGAATATCAGCGCGAAGCATTATCCGACCTTCAAAGAATTGCTGAAGATTTGATTGCTGAGATTACGAATCACCGCGTATTGTTCGGTGATTTAATCACGGTGCAGAATGTAAGCCTTGAACCATTCCTTGAGGAGTTTCAACACACGCTGACAGGTTGGACGGTAAGTCTTGACCTTCTTGTCCCTTACTATTGGGACGCTTGTTCTATTCCTGCGGAGTGGAATACATTTTTCGAAGGCGGATCAAATAGCGAGGAAAGTAACATCTTCAACTTCGCAATGTCTATTCAAGATACAAATGGACAGGTCACTCTTGTAAATGATGAAGAAACACCAGCACCGAACTATTACTACGGAACGAATGACGAAGGGGTGCGCGGTTGGTATTTATTGACGGATGAAGTAGGTCTTACTTGCGTGACGCTTCCAAGTTGTCAGACGATTATCGACATTGAAGCAGCCATTGATTTGTTGCAACAAGATGTTATTGACTTGAACGCAGACGTTGCGTTGAAGGCAAATACTGCCGATATAAGCGCGGTAGGTTTCTCAAATGACTACAACGACCTTGACAACAAACCAACTATTCCTGCTGCGCAAGTCAATTCAGATTGGAACGCTACAAGTGGATTAGCTGAGATATTAAATAAACCAACCATTCCAGACGTGAGCGGTTTCGTTCCTTACACAGGAGCAACGACAAACGTTGACTTGGGAACGTATAACTTGACAGCCGACCACATAGCGTTGAACGTTAGTCCTTCGGGCGCAGGTTACGTTGTTGGTGCGACTGAATGGAACAACACGATAGGAAGTTCACAAACGCTATTGAAAGGCGGCAACGTTTCTTTAAAAAATGGTGTCGATTTAGTTGCTCGTGTAGTTAACAAAGTAACACCAAACACGACGCTAACGAAGGCGGCATATCAAGCGGTAAGAATCAGCGGAGCGCAGGGTGGACGTTTGGCGGTTGCACTTGCACAAGCAAACAACGACAACAATTCAGCCGATACAATAGGTATCGTTTGTGAAACAATAGCAACGAATCAAGAAGGTTTCATCCTAACCGTTGGACAATTAGAAAACATCAATACAACAGGAAGTCTACAAGGCGAAACGTGGGCAGATGGCGACGTGTTGTATTTGTCTCCAACGACGGCAGGAAGGTTGACGAACATTAAGCCAACAGGAGCGACAGGACACATTGTTGTTGTGGGTTACGTTGAGTACGCTCACGCGAATAACGGAAGCATTTATGTGAAGGTTATGAATGGTTGGGAGTTGGATGAATTGCACAACGTGTCTATCACTTCTCCTGCGAACAACGACATTCTTCAATATGAAAGCGCAACGTCTTTATGGAAAAACAAAACAGTTACTTATATGTGGACAGTAGATTTTTTAGAGGCATTACAAGCGACATTCATTGCGCCTTATGCGTGTAGCATCAACAGCGTTACAAACGTTCAAAATGCGCCTACTATAACAATAACAAAAAACGGAAGTGCTTATACGTTGGGAACATCTATTGCGTTAGGTGACGACCTTGTAATAACAGCATCAACAGCCTCAGTAGTAAACTTAAACATCACTCAACTATGATAAACAATTTATACATCAAAGCAACACCCACCACCGCGTCGGTAACTTGGGGAGATATAACAGGAACGCTCAGCGATCAAACTGATTTGCAAAGTGCGTTAGACGCTAAACAAGCAACTCTTGTAAGTGGCACTAACATCAAGACTATTAACTCTACTTCATTACTTGGAAGTGGTAATGTAGCAGTAGAGCCAACAATTACAGCAGGAACTACATCACAATATTATAGAGGTGATAAAACATTTCAAACGCTTGACAAGTCAGCAGTAGGTTTATCTAACGTGGATAATACAAGTGATGTGAACAAGCCTGTAAGCACTGCTCAAGCTACTGCTATTGCAGCTAAGCAAGATACTCTTGTTAGCGGCACTAACATTAAAACTATTAACTCTACATCACTTCTTGGAAGTGGAGATATAGTTATTGGAGGTGCGCCTGCTTGGCTTGAATCAAACGCAACTGACTTAACTATTTGGAACAATGGTAAGGGTAATATTGTAAGCAATACATCTTTTGGTGATGGAGCTTTGAAAAGTAACACTACAGGCACTTTAAATACTGCCATTGGTTATAATGCTTTAGATGCCAACACAAATGGAAACACAAATACTGCTGTTGGTGTAGATACTTTGGGAGCATCTGCATCAGGTAGTGAAAGTACAGCTATTGGTTATGGTGCTTTGCAAACAAAGACACAATCATTAGGTAACACAGCAGTAGGAGCTTATTCTCAACAATTACAAACAGCTGGTTGGTATAATACAGCAATTGGAACTTACGCATTAAGAAACAACTCAGTAAATAACAACACAGCAGTTGGCTATCAATCTTTACTATCGAATACAACGGGTACTGAAAACACTGCGGTTGGATATAATAGCTTAGATGCCAATACAACTGGTATATGGAATACAGCAGTAGGTAGCGATGCTTTAGGTTCGGTTACTACTTCTGGAGGAAACACAGCTGTTGGTTACACTGCTTTAACTCTTGCAACAAGCGGCTCAAACAATACCGCTATTGGTACGCAATCAATGAGCTTTAGAGCTGTAACTGGACACAGCAATGTTGCAATTGGTATACGCTCTTTATATGGTGTTAGTAGTGGTACAAACAATACTGCTATTGGTGCATATGCTTTACAAAACTGCGAAACAGGTTCAGCAAATGTCGCAATCGGTAGGAATGCTTTAAGTGCTAACGATACAGGTAACAACAATACTGCTATTGGTTATTATACAGTTAGTGGAAATTTTAATGGTAGTGTAATTTTAGGATATCAAGCAACTGCAACTGCAAATAATCAATTCGTTGTTGGTTCTTCAGGAACTAATGCAGGTGCAGTAACAACTGAATCCTTGTCAAGTACAAAAACTTGGTCTGTAGTAATTAATGGAGTAGCACAAAAAATTCTTTTAGCATAATGGAAAATTTAACACAAGATCAAATTGTTCAAAGCATATCCGCTGCATTTGACAGCGTTAATTTGATTAATCAAATCAATAACCAAGAGGAAAAATCACAAGATGATTTAGACACTTTAGATCGTAACGTAAAACATCTTAGAATTATGATGGCTATGGAATGGTTTTACAATGCTTTGACTGAAGAACAAAAAGAAGAAATTTTATCATTGTTATAATGAAAAAAGAAGAAGCATTACAAGTTATTCATCAAGCATTAAATGCTGCAACACAGAAAGGTATTTACACTCTTTTAGATGTTTCGGCTATACTTCAAGCGTTGAATAAAGTTAACGAGTTAGTAGAAATAATTCCTTTGTCTGACGAAAAGATTGAATAGCAATGCCTAACGAACAGAGCGCACCAAACTTCTTCGCTGTGGTCAACGATATGGCTAAACGCTTTGTCGAGTTGATGCAGTCCGACTATCGTATGAAGCGAAAGGTTGGACGCAACTTCACTAACGCGGTGGCAAGTGGTACGCTCGAAAAGTCTTTGAAGTACAGACTGCAAATCAAAGGACAATCAATCAACGTTCAAGTCTACGCAAAAGGGAAGGCATCAAAGTATTTTCTTGCGCGTGAAGATGGACGCAGAGCAGGAGCAAAACCACCACCTGTGAGCGCAATTTTAGACTGGATGCGAATAAAGCCTATCAAGTTACGCGATAAGGAAAGCGGTAAATTTAAGAAGCCAACGGAAGCACTTAAAAGACAAGTCGCTTTCTTAATTGCTCGCAAGATAGGACGCGACGGAATCAAGGGTTGGAAAGCGTTCGACTATGCTTATGAAAACATTTGGGACGAATACGAAGCAAAAATAGTTGAGGCATACGGAAAAGACTTTTCAGCAACAATAGAGAATCAATTAAAAGACATATAAAATGGCAATTACAATAGACGATCAACCATACGAATACACACCGATAGGTCAGCGACTTATGCTCGTTGCATCTTCAACGAATGTGGCGAATACAGGCTTTCGTTTCGTGTTCGACTTCGGTTCTTTCCAAGTGAACGTTCAACCTAACGCATCGAACAAAGGGGTGTTGGATTTAGCACCTATCTTTCGTGAATCGTTACAACATAACCCTTCGCTTTTAACAACGTCAGCGGACACGGAGAACAGCAGCGTCGCGTTCATCTCTTGCACGATAAAAGAGGGTTGGTTGGTTGACGGAGTTTTTGAAGTTAGCGGTAGCGGAATGGCTGACATTGACGACGTGTACGCGTTCCTTGCTGAATATCAAGTGAGCGACGGATATAAGCCAAATCCGAACACACGCTATGCGTTAGACGGTGTGACGAAGTATTTAATGAGTGAAAGAACAACCGACACTCACAAGTGGATTGAAGCACCAACAAGAGGTCTTTCTTCTGATTGGGTGTACGTTCCAACAAGACTTAAAGATTGGGGTGTTATGTACGCACCTTCATCTTCTGCATTGCTTGTGGATAACGACTTCGACATTGCTGTATTCACGTCTTACGATAACACA